ACTCCCTTCTACATGCAAACCGCATTCGCTCGGTATTGTGACAGCCTGATTGCTATTGGCCGTGCACTGGATGCCGCTGGCGTGTTGTGGGAAAAGCATTTCATCATGGGCGACAGCTATATAGACCGAGTGAAGAACAGCATCGTTGCCGACTTCCTAGAATCTGACTGCACCGACCTTCTGATGATCGATTCGGATATGTCATGGCAACCTGACGCCGTGGTGCGCATGCTCAAGCACCCTCAGTCAATCGTTGGCGGGTTCTTCCCGATGAAAGGTGCTTACGGTACGTTTGCCGGTGCCTTGCTTCCCGGTGAAGATGGCATGATCCCAGACCTGAAGACCTGCGTTGAACTGTGGGACGGCTCCTGCCTGTTCAAAGCCCATTTGCTACCGGGCGGCTTCCTGCGCCTGAAGCGTGACGTTCTGGAGCGCTTTGCAGACCACTACAGCGAGAACGTGTATATCGACCAACTCGCCAATCAATCGAAACCTGACCGCGTTTATACGGCGTTTTTCGAGTGCCTGCGCCACAACTATGTGCGTTACGGCGAAGACGCCACATTTTGCCGCCTGATGCGCGAGATGGGCGAGGATATCTGGGTTGACCCAAACCTGAGTTTCGGCCATACAGGCATGAAGACCTACGAGGGGAATTTTAACGATACCCTTCTCAAGCCAAAGGAAGAACTGGACAAGATCATCGCCGAGCGCCAAGCGTTCGCAGATTCCGTGAAGGTCTATCAAGTTGAACAACCTGCGGAGGTTGTCAATGAGGCTGCTTAATGTAGGTGGAGGAAACAAGCGCATCCCAATCCCCGCGCATTTCGCTGGATGGGAACACCAGATGTTAGACATTGACCCGAACTCTGGCGCTGACGTGGTTTGCAGCGCGACTGAGATCAAGGAGCGTCTAGCAGATAAGGGTTATGACGCGGTGTATTGCTCGCACAATCTTGAGCATTACCACAGACACGACTTGCCCAAGGTTTTGGATGGATTCAAATACATCCTGACCGATGACGGTTTCGCCGAAATCCACGTACCGAATATGCGCGATGTGTTCATGGCGCTGGCTTCTGGCAAAGACATCGAGGATATCGCCTACATCTCGCAAGCTGGGCCTATCAAGTACGTGGATATCGTCTACGGTTTGGGATCGATGATTGAACACGGCAACGAGTTCATGGCTCACAAAAATGGATTCACGCCGAAATCGTTGGGAGAAACTCTGTTCAAATCTGGTTTCAAGTGGGTTTTCGTCGGAGAGAACAAGCCGAATATGGAGATCGTCGCCTTTGCTTTCCTGAATCACCCGACCGAACGCCAGATGCAAGATTTGAAATTGCTGCACGCACCGAATGCGCCGACCCCGCCGATAAAGGCCACTCTGTCAGTCTCCGGGCTTCAACCTGACGCGGATGTCGGCGCTCCTATATCGGAGGAATCATGCTAACCATGCTCCGAGATCGCATTGCAGTGCGAGAAATCAAGCAGGCAACCATGTCGGCAAGCGGAATATTCCTTGGTGAAGCGCCCATTGATGAGGAATTCGTCAAGGAAATGGTTCACGGCGAGGTAATCGCTATCGGCCCCGGTGGTTTCAAGAAAAACGGCGCACGCGACGACATGGGCGGCTTGAAAATTGGCGATAAAGTCGCGTTCTCTCCTGTTTTGATGGTGCGCCACGAGGTTGATGGCGAGGAAATCATCATCACAAAGCTGAATGCGATTGCTGGGGTGATTGAAAATGAATAAAACTCTGCATCAAGTCTGGGTTACAGACCGCCTTGGCCAAGCTGTTCGCGTCGGCCCACAGATGGACGAAAAAGACGCACTTTACCCACTCGTTGAATCAATCAACCTATCCGTTGCCGCTGGCAAGGAAAAAGATTGGTTTGACGCCCGTATCGAGTCGGTGAATCCGATTCCAAACTAGGAGATTGACATGGCATTCCAACGTTTTCCATTAGCAATGAGTCATCCTCACCATGTACCTGCGGTGATTTCCATCATTCATGTCGATGTGAATGGCAACAAGGAAGGTAAGACTGGCTCACCCGCCAAGTTCCCCCCTGTTTTCGTGAATAACGAGGATCAGGAGAAGCAATACGCATCGCAAGGTTACGTGCCGAACGGAACGCCTGATGTTGATGCGTACCTGCGTGCAACCATCGGATCGCATATCCCGGAAGATCACAAGTTCGCTGACTTCCCGAAGTATTTGCATCAAGCGACAAAGAACGACAAGGGCGATATTACTGTCGAAAGCAAGCTGTTCAACACCAAGGCAGAAGCAGACAAACTTGATAAGTCGTGGTGCCGTACTCCTGATGATGCGAAAGAATACCTTGCCTCATTTAAGGAAGGAAAACCGGAAGTCAACGCTTCAAAAGACGTGAAAACGGAGGTAGTTGAAACGTCGAACGAGCCGGAAACCATTGCCGCCCCGCCAAAAAACAAAGGCGGTCGTCCGAAGAAACTAATTAATCAGGCTGCTTAATCATGAGGGAAATATCTCTTTTTAATGGTATGAAGGTAATCATTGATGATTGCGATTACGATGCTTTGTGTGGCTTTTCATGGCATTTGAGCGTGAAAAAATATGCTGCACGAAAGATCATTCATCCATTGGAAGAAGGTAAAACCACTGGTTTGTATATGCATCGTCATATAATGGGTCTTGAATTCGGCGATAAGCGGCAAGTTGACCACATAAACGGCGATACTTTTGACAATCGGCGTGCGAATTTGAGGATATGTACGCACGCCGAAAATCATAGGAATTTGAAGAAACCAAAAACAAATTCTTCCGGTTTCAAAGGCGTGACGTTCGATAAAGATTTAGGAAAATGGAAGGCTCAGATTGAGCATCACGGAAAGCATGAATATTTAGGCGTCTTCGTTGATCCCGCTGTTGCTCACCAAGCATATTGCGCAGCCGCGAAAATGTATCACGGAGAGTTTGCTAATTACGGAGCATCAAAATGAGTACCGCTGGAGATTTGCTACTAGCTGCTTATCAACAAATTGGCTATTACGCAACATCCGAAACGATGACAGGCGCAGACACGTCACGCGGCCTTGACCAATTCAATAAGTTGCTTGATTCGTGGTCGAATGAGACTTCGGCATGCTTTTGCATTACTGAAAACAGCTTTCCGCTCGTGGTGAATCAGATCAGTTACACCATCGGGCCGGGAGGCAACATTAACGTTGCGCGTCCTTTGAAATTGATCGAGGGGCGCGGCGCTGCTTATGTTCAAGACTTCGAGGGCAATAACACCGATGTCGAGATAGTCACGCGGCAGGACTGGAACAGCATCGGCAACCGCACGACAACGACAAACTCAAATACGCCGGATACGATATTTTACGATCCGCAAATGCCGCTCGGTATCATCAACGTGTATCCAGCGCCGAACATTGGCTACACGATGTTCTTTGACTCATATTCGCAGCTTGCCGATGTATCGAACGTGGCGACACAGCTTGATTTGCCGCCCGGTTACGAGTTGGCGCTGCAAAGCAATCTCGCCGTGCTGCTCGGTACATTCGTCAAGAATGCGCCGGTATCGCCTGATGTAAAGGAAATCGCACGCGAAACCAAGGCAATCATCAAGCGCACGAATCATCGCATGAATACCGTGCGATTCGATCCAGGCGTATCCACTGGAAACGGTGGCGGGTACAATATTTATACCGACGATTACAACCGTCATTGATAGGAGCAGTCATGAAAAAGCCAAAGCAATTGCCAGTGAAGAAAGTAACGAACAACTTCGCGCCGATGCCTACCAAGCAATTGGCAGATCACAAAGCGCCCCCTACGCCAGCGGCAAAGAAACACGTCGCGCCAAAGAAAAAGTCCGCGCCAAAGAAAGATAAAGAACCTTCGATGGCCGAGTACGCCGCTGCGAACCCACATAAACGGTGAAATCATGAAACGCAAGACGCCAATGCAGATGCGCACTGCAAAGAAGGCTGCGCCGAAGAAAGAACCGAGCATGGAGGAGTACGCAAAGCAGCGTGCGCCGTCGCTTGGTAAGGCGGTTCCTGTGCAGATAGTTCATGCGGAAGTACGGCCTATGCATGATCCAAGCAGTGACTTGCACTATTTGAAGCGTGCCGAGGAAATCAAGTCTGATTCTAAACGCCACAAAGCGGCCAAGGTTCACGGCAAGAAGAAACTGAAAGAACTGCAAGCAGTAGTAGGAAAAGGGTAATGTGTGAAAAGTCCAATCATCGGCGGGATATCGATCAGTCGAGCGCGAGACGAGAGTTATAACCGCTGCTTGAATCTGTATCCAGAAATCCTTGAAACCAAAGACGGAAAGTCAAAAGGTGTTCTGTACGGCTGTCCCGGCTTGGACTTACTTTCAACGGTCGGCACCGGGCCGATATGGGGCGCATACGCTACGCCAAGCGGGGCGCTGTACGTGGTCAGCGGCAACACTCTGTATTTTGTCACTACTGCATGGGTTGGTGAAGCTATAGGAACCATCGGCGTAGTGACCGGTCCTTGCCAGATGGTTGCCAACGCGACTCAGCTTCTCGTATGTACCGGCATCGCGCTGTGGTGCTACAGCTTCACTACGGGCGCACTGACAAATCCATTGACTGCCACGGACGATACAGCCGTCAACGTAATGACTTCGCAAGATGGGTTCGCGCTCGTTAATGAGGTTGGCACGAACATATTCTATCAATCGAATCTCAATGATTTTTCCACGTTCGGCGGTCTGACATTTTCAAGCGCTGACTCCACGCCGGATCAGATTGTCACGATGTACGACATTCACCGAGAAGTATGGTTATTCAAGGAAAGAGTGACGGAAGTATGGGTTAATGCGGGGCTTGCTAATTTCGCATTTCAAAGACTTGAGGGGATACAGCTTCCAGTTGGATGCGCGGCCCCATTCTCGATTGCACGCATGGGCGATTCCCTAGTATGGCTTGGTTGTGATGAACAAGGTCAGGGCGTTGTTTATATGTCCAATGGATACACAGCGCAGCGCATATCTACGCATTCCATCGAGTACCTGATTAAAAAATGGGCAGAGATTTCCGATGCGATCGGCTATGTGTATCAGGACGAAGGGCATTTTTTCTATGTATTGACCGGGCCAACTGGAAACCAAACGCTTGTCTACGACATTACCGCTAGCACATTGGCCGGGTTTAGCCTGTGGCACGAACGTGCGTCGTTTTCGAATGGGTCATTTAACCGGCATCAAGGAAATTGCCACGCCTTTGCTTACGGCGTTCATGTGATCGGCGATTACCAAACGGGAAATCTGTATAAGTTCGATCTCGATACTTATACAGACAACGGGAATACACGCAAGTGGCTTAGATCGTGGCGAGCCTTTCAAGAGCAACCGGAAAGCACGGCACGATTCAACGCGCTTGAAATTCAATGCAAAACCGGGATCAACATTCCAGACGGAACAAATCCGCAATTCGTCTTGCGCTGGTCGGATGACGGCGGCGATACGTGGTCAAACGAGATGTGGGCTGGTGGAAATGAACCCGGCAACACTGGAACCCGCGTCATATTCCAACGACTTGGGCAGACAAAGCGCGGCGGCGGCTATGATCGGCAATTCGAACTGTCTGGGACAGACCCCGTTCCAGTCGCAATATTCGCCGCAGACCTTGACGTGGAACCAGCATGAAGCACTTTATGCACATTTGCAGTGGGATCAATGTCACGCCTTTGTCTATGGCGTTGAACCTACGCCCTGACTTGTGGAACCATCACAACGAGCGCAAAGAGTTCGAAGGAACCTCACACGCTGGAACTTCTGATATCTGGGTACGCTACCGTGACGTTGCCGAACTCGGAGAAGATTACAAGAAATTCAGTTCGGAGCCGCACGAATCGGTGTGGTATCCGGCTTATCGTGAATTGCCCATGCTGCGCCCGATCATCTTCGGATTGATGGCGAAGTGCGAAGCCGTTCAACTCGGTGGCGTGCTGATTACGCGCATTCCTCCCGGTGGGCAAGTTTTCCCTCATGTTGACAAAGGATGGCATCCCGAACGGTACAACATGAAGGTGTATGTTCCGCTCTTGAGCAATCCTCAGTGCGTGAACCGCGTCGAGGATGAGTATGTCGTTATGAATCCAGGAGAAGCATGGTACTTCAATAACACGGTAGAACATGAAGTGATCAATAATGGCCCGACCGAGCGTGTGACGCTTATAGTTTGCATGAGGGTAGAGTCATGATCGACTTCGGAATAGTCCACTACATGCCAACGCCGGGTAATCCTGTCTACATCCGTCAGATGCAGCTACAAGCTGGCTATCATGTGGACACGCACATACACAATTTCGATCACTTCGGCATGCTTGGGAAAGGTATTGCGGAGGTTGAAATCGACGGCAAGCGAGAGCAAGTGCAAGCCCCTTGCGTTATTGAGATTAAAGCAGGGAAAGCGCATAGAATAACGGCTATTGAAGACATTACGTGGTTCTGCATCCACGCAACCGACGAAACCGACACCGATAAGATCGACAAGGTTTTGATCAAGGAGAATTAATCATGCCATGGGGAGTAGCAGCGGCAGCAGTAGCAGCAGGAGGAGCAATCATAGGCTCGTCTATTGGGGCCAATGCCTCTCAAAATGCCGCTCAAACACAAGCAAATTCGGCAAATGCTGCAACAGCAGCAGAAACGAATATGTTCAACACGAACCAGCAGAATGTAGCCCCTTGGTTGCAAAGTGGGCAATCTGCGCTTGGTTCTTTAAACTCGTTCATGGGATTAAGTTACAACGGCAGCGCAGCCAATCCGAATGCCCCCGGTGCGCAAACGAATCCATATTCCACGTTCCAGCCGTTTTCGTACAACCCTGCCAGCGATCCGGCATATCAGTTCAATTTGAATCAAGGTCTTGGTGCGATCACCAATCAACAGTCTGCTCTGGGTGGTGTCCAAGGCGGGAACACCATGCAAGCCCTGAACAACTACGCGCAAGGTGCCGCCACGAGTTCGTATCAGCAAGAGTATGGAAATTACGAAACTGGTTTGCAAAACCAGCAGCAGGAATACAACAACTGGAATACGAACCTGAATAACACATACAGCATGCTTTCTGGAATGTCTGGAACTGGTGCGAATGCTGCGTTGGGTGTTGCTGGTATCGGTACAACCGTTGGAGGCCAGATTGGCAGCAACATCATAGGAGCAGGTAACGCACAAGCGGCTGGGCAAATCGGCTCCGCTAACGCCTACTCAAATGGCATTCAGTCGCTATTCAATAATCCATCTTGGATGAGTTCTCTAAGCGGGAATGGCAACGCAAACGCAAACGCAAACATGAATTACAACTACGGCGTTGGTGCGGCTCAAGGATTGAGTAGTTCCGATGTTGCGAGCGCCTTCTAAGAGGAAATCATGTCTACAGTCAACGCAATGATTCCCCTGAGTTACCAGTCGCCGCAGATGCCGACTCAGCAGGATATATACCGCAACCAACTCGCGCAAATGCAAGTGCAGCAGGCACAGCAAAACGCACAGTCTATGAACATGATGAAGCAGGTCTTTGCAGACCCTGCAAACGTGGACGAGAAGGGCATGCCAAATCAAAACGCTATTGCCAAGATCATGCAAATTGATCCTGAAAAAGGCATGGCGATGCAAAACAAGCTTGCTGAGTTTCAGCAACAGCAGCAAGTCGCGCAGACGAATCAAATTCATCAAAAAATGCTCTCGATGGATGTCAACGAGAAGCAAAGCGACAAGATGGAGAAAATCGCAACGCAGGCGCAGGTTCGCTATGACGAATTGATCGAGTCAGGAGTGAGCAAAAAAGAAGCGACCGAGATTGTATCGACCGAGAAGAAATCCGCTATCAATGACGCTGCGAAAGCTGGTTTCTTGACAGAGGATCAAGCAACACAGTCCGGCCCGTTCGACCCAGATCGCAATAAGGCTTTCATAGCTGCGGCCCCAGCATACAAAACGGTACTTGCCGAGCGTGCGGCAGCAAGCAAAGCCAAACTGGACGAGCAGAAAGAAACGGAAAAAGAGCGTGCTGACAAGGCCAATGAAGCCGAGAAGATGAAGCATGACGACATGATGAACAATCGTTTTCTTGCTGCGATGTCAAAGCGTGATCAACCTGACGTGCCAAGCGGATACCGCATGACAAAAGATGGAAATCTAGAATTCATACCGGGTGGCCCTGCCGATCCAAAGACGAAGCAAAGCACTTTAGGCGCACGCGAACAGGTATTCTTGCAACGCACCATGACATCAGCCAACGAAGCCGCGAAAGACTTGGAAAACGTGGTGCAGTTGCCTATGTCTTCAAGCACAGGTTGGATGGGAGGCCGTCAGCAAAGCACTTCCATTCTTGGCGCTACGAAAGAAGCACTTGCCAACAAATTGACGTCGCAAGAAGTGCAGTCGTATAACACGCTATCTAGCGGGTTCCAGCGCTCGCTTGCCTCTATCGAGGCGGCTGGTTTAGCCCCATCCGGTACGCTAAGTCATCAAATGGACTCGGTCATCTTCAAAGAAGGCGACACGAACTACACCAAGCTCGAAAAGCTCGCTCAGACACGTCAAATTGTCGAGGCTGGGCTTGAAAGCACGCTCGCAAATCCTAGAATTCCTGAAGATCAGCGCAAGCACATGGAAGATGTGATGGCATCAATCAAAAAATCAGTGCCATTCACTCAAAGCGATTTGATCGTTCTGCAAAACGCTCAGGAGAAGAATCCCAAGGTGACTTTGAAAGATGTCATGAAGGAAAAACAAAAACTGCAAGCCAAGCAAGAGCCGAAAACCGACGAGGATAAGGCAGCTATGGATTGGGCAAAAGCACATGCAGACGATCCACGAGCCAAGAAAATAATGGAGATGCACGGTGGCTGATTTTGATCCTGATGCATATTTGGCGAGCAAGACGCAGAGTAAAGATGCGCCGCCCGGTAATTTTGACCCGGATGCTTACCTTGCGTCAAAAGAAACTCAGCAACCAAAGCGTAAAACTCCTTTATCGTGGTACGAAAAAGCCAAAGAAGCGAACGAATCAGGAGACCCAAAAAAAGCTGGTTTAGCTCAAGGTGGGCGCATTGTTGATGCCGTGAAGCAGGCTTTTGATGATGTAAAAGGTAAAAACGGAGTCGTTGCCGCGATGCCCGGTGTGGGCGCTGCTGAAACTGGTTTGAATGCCGTTTCTGGCGTCGGATCATCGATTGTTGGCGGATTGTCTGGGCTTGGCAGCATGGCGAAGCAAGGCATTCAGAACCAAATGGATAAAGGTTTGCACATTCCGACGCGGGAAGAGTTCGATTCTGCGTTAGAAGGTGCATCCGACACCACAAAAGCGGTTCAACAGGCCGGAACATACCAACCTCGCACAGGAACAGGAAAACTAGGCTCGGAATTGCTCAGTGTGCCACTGAATGCAGCCTCTGAGGCTTCCCGGTCAATCGGCGGTGACGTTGGTGCAGCAGTTGGAAATCGTGCCGCTGGCGAGGAAATAGGCGGCGCATTGCCTGCTGTTGCTTCGACAGTTGCGGGGGGTGCTGGGGCATTGAAAAGTGCGCAGAAAATCGCCAATTTGCCGCATGACGCAGTTCCGGGTAAGGATTTCTCTGTGTTGCGTGACCTGACGCCAGAACAGCAAGCAAGATATAAGAAACTCATAAGTACCGGGGAAAGTGCGCCGGGAAAAGGTGACGGCATCAAGCCAACATTGGGGCAAATCACACGCGATCCTGAACAATGGCGTTTCGAGGAACAACAAGGAGCGCAAGCAGGTAAAGCAGGAGATGCGTTGAGAGATCGACAAGAACAAACGAATGCCACGCTGTTGAAGGCTATCAATGACGCCGACAAAGGCATAAAAGGCGGCGCTATCACTAAGACTGTGGAGCAAACAGGTAAAAATTTGTCTTCCACATTGGAAAAGAAGGCGCAAGTTGCCAAATCGAATATCAATTCTCTTTATGAGAAGGCGCGGCAGTCTGGAGAGACAAAGCAAGCTGTCAATTCATCCGATCTTGAAAAATATATCGATGACGAGGCCGAAGAACATCCGTCTTTGAAGGTAATTCAAAATAAGTTGCAGAAGCTAAAAGAGAAAAACGGCGGTAAATTGACAGTTGACGATGCCGAAACCCTCTACCGGACGGCCAGTGACCAGACAACCTATGGCGACCCTTCATCGGTGTACATGGGACGCGTCAAACAGCGCATCAATGACATGACAGCGGGTGCTGGTGGCGATCTATACCGCGATGCACGTAACGCTCGCCTTGCCTACGGCATGGAGTTTGAAGACCGCTCTGGTATTGCTCGTCTGATCGAGAAGAAAGCCGGGAGCCGCACAGACTACCGCACGCAAACAGAAGATGTTTTCAAGAAAACAATGATTAACGGTTCCGACGAGGAATTGAAAGACGTTATCCGGTCATTGAAGGACATCGACCTAAAGAAAGATACTTCTGGTGCGCAGGCATTGCGGAATTTGCAACGGCAAACGGTTGATTACATTTTCGATAAAGCAGCCAATACGGTGGGAGATAAGAAGGTTGTTTCTGCTCCAAATCTTGAAAAAGCAATTGATTCTATCGGTCGTCCTAAGCTGGATGAATTGCTTGGGCAAAAAGCGACTGACAAGCTATATGCAAACCTTGAGGCCGCAAAGATCGCCAAAGACAAACCTGGGCGTGTTGCTGGCAGTGACACGATCCAGAACGCTCGCGACTTAATCGGCGGCATGGTGTTGGATGAGGGTAAAAAGCACCTCATCGGCTCGGTTCCTGTTGTCGGGCCAATCCTGAAAGGTCTTAGCGAACTTGGCAAAGGAAGGGCAGCGGAGGAAGCTGTCAACGCCAGAGCCAACGAGGCATTGAATCCTCGCAAGGCATCGTCTGAAACTGTCAAAAAGATGGTCGATGACCTGCAAAGAAAGAACGGCAAGGAAGTGAAGAACAATCTTGCTGAAATGGCGAAAAAATCCACTCCTGCGGCTGCTTCAGGTTCGCAAAGCGCAAACAAACTTAGAGACTATGCGGGGGATGAATGAACATTCACATCGAATTTATACCGAACGCTGAACAAAGGTACGAAACATGGGGGGACTGGTTTTATGACGAGAAAGGCGATTTGGTCATCAAAGTATCGAACGATATTCCTGAATTGCCGACACAGGAGCATCAATTCCTTGTTGCATTGCACGAATTGATCGAGGTAAAGCTGTGCGAAAAGCGCGGGATCACGCAAAAAATGGTCGATGATTTTGATATGGGAGAGGTTGCCGCATCCGTTCCTGAAGACGAGGAACCGGGAGACCACCCAGAAGCGCCATATAGAAAAGAACATCGATTCGCCATGATGATCGAGCATTTGATGGCGCACGAACTTGGATTGACTGGCTATGGGGTGATTCGATGACTCGCGTATTCGTTGTGGACCCAGACTGTATGGGCCTCGATATGTCCTATCGTGCCGTCGAAGCAGGACATGAACTGCGCTGGTGGCAAAAACCTGACAAGGACGGCAAACAGCCGCTTGATGGCAAGGGATTCATTGGTATCGTCAAGGTAAAGGACATCACTACCGGCATGCTGTGGTCTGGGAAAGATGGCCTAGTAATCAACATGTTCAACAACAAGGAAGTCACCGCCGTACTTGAGCAATGGCGTGTGCGTGGTTGGAGAATATTCGGACCGAGCATGAAAAGCCTGACTTTGGAACATGACCGCGCTGCTGGCATGAAACTGTTTGAAAAACTTGGCTTCGAAGTGCCTCCGTATCAAACATTTCCGACGCTTGATGCCTGTCTAGCCCATGCATGGAAGCTGCAAGACCCGATGGTCTTAAAGCCAATGGGAGATGAGGAAGACAAGTCCCTTACCTATGTTGCGAACGACCCCGCCGACCTCGTTTCTTTTCTGGAAGCGAAGAAGAAATCAGGCGTCAAGATCAAAGGTCAATTGATGCTTCAGGAAAAGGTCGATTTTCTGATGGAATTAGGCGTATCTGCTTGGACTGGACCCAATGGTTTTTCGGCGGCTCACAACGTTTCCGTCGAATATAAAAATCTCATGAATGGCGATTACGGGCCTGCGACTGGCGAAATGGGCGACCTGACCAAGTATTACACCGACACGTCTGAAAGCATCTTATCCGACCATCTGATGCGGTTTGAAGACACTTTGGTAAAGATGGGGCACATCGGAGACTTTGCTATTGGTGGCGCAGTCACGAAAACAGGTAAATACGTGCCGTTTGAAGTCAGCGCACGGTTTGGATATCCTGAAATTTTCGCGTTTATGCACTGTCATCGTGGCGACCCTATCGAATGGATGAGCGATCTAATCGACGGTAACGACACCTTGATCGTGGATGAAAGACCGGCCATTTGCGTGGTCATGGCAAAACCCCCCTTCCCTGCTGCCGCTGAATCGCATACCGAGGCTGTAGGATCAGTGATAACCGGCATTGAGAGCGTATGGCAATATGTGTCGCCTGCTGCTATGATGATCGAGGATGGGCCTTGCATGAAAGACGGCAAGATCGTGAATGGACCGACTTATAAAACATCCGGCCCGTACGTTTGCACCGTGACGGCACAAGGTTCTGATGTTCATGACGCGATTGAAGAGTGCTACGCTGCGGCAGAACAGATAAAATATCAAGACCGCATGATGCGCACGGATATCGGTAAGGATTTGGAGAAGAAAATACCAAAAGCGAAAGCGCTCGGATATCACGAGCTACCTGATTGGTAATAACGTAACACTACTGCCGGGATGGCAGAAGGAAATCATGAAAAATCTTATCTTAGCGTTCGCGCTCTGCTTCTGCACACTGACGGCATTTGCGCAAATGCTGCCCAATGCTACGGTCATACCAGTAGCCCCGATAGCACTCACGGCAGCGACATACAATTCCGTTGATCAGACGAATACAAACTGGAAAGGCGGTCATTTCGTCGTCAATGTTTCAAATTACAACGGCGGTACATACACGGTCCATATTCAAGGCGAAGACCCGGTAAGCGGCGGTTATTACGATATCTTGGTGAGCGCTGGAATTACCGCATCTGGCATTACGGTGCTGAAGGTTTATCCTGGTATAACGGCCGCGTCCAACGTTTCCGTTTCTGACGTTTTGCCTAAAATCTGGCGAGTCCAATTGATTGGTACGTCAACACCATCCATGACTATTTCAGTTGGCGCTTATTTGGAAAACTGAGCATGCCAACCATTCAAACTCCAACCGCTAGCACGCCTTTTCTTCAGGGCACTCCAAACAGCTTAATTTCGCCAGTTTGGTACAAGGCATTGACTCAGATCGCCGCATTGCTGGGGGCCGGACAAGACGTGCTTACGCAAGACGATTTTCAAGAGCTTGTTGCCACAACAAGGCAGACTCCACCTCTAAATATACCTTCTGGTTTGTATGTTCTATCCCAAGGAGGAACATTAACAGACGGTGCGGTAGATGGTGGCGTGGTCACAGAGGCAGAATTAGTCCAATGCATTGCTCAAGGGAGTTTTGGTCTGACTTACACCATAACCCCCGGAGAAAGTGACGATAATGCAGCTTCTACGGCATGGGTTGTTGGTGGGCTTCTTGGTGGAGGAAACAATACAACGCAATATACTAATGTCATTTCCTCTCCCGGTAGAGCGGCGGGGACGATTTACACAACAGGAATCTATTCAAGAGTTGTAAGTGTCTCTATAGGAACCGTCAACACAAGTGATATCGGCACTCTTTCAATAGATGGCGATGTGATTGATGAAATAAATGGCAATGGGCTTGGCGGTGCCAGATATTCCTTATTCGGAATTGTCCCTCCTGATACTGGTTATGAAGTAAATTTAACTGGGTCAGCCACGCTATTAGCTTGGTTTGAATGGTGATTGATAGATAAATTCATGGCCCTGACATTTTTAAAACTTTTTCCACCGCAATTCCTGCCTATTGTGTCTGGATTGATTTATGCGGTTCCAGCAACGCCGACCTCAAACCTATTGAGGAATGGGACTATACGATTGACGAATACGACAGCATCGGCTGTTGTGGCTACATTATATGCAGTTCCCCAAGCAGGAGCTTCTGGGGCAGTAAATGAATTCTTCGCTGGAGAGAGCGTTGCGGCAAATTCTCATGTCGATATTCCGGTTCCTCAATTGCAATATGGTGATTCTATTTACGGGTTTGCGGCGAGCGCGTCAGCAATCAATATACAAGCAATCGATGGTGTTTTAATCTCATAGGTGACACGATGAAAAGAATAATTTTAGCCCTTTGCCTTTTTGCTTCCGCATCGGCATTCTGCGCGGTTTCAATAAGTCCGCTTCCAAAACAACAATTCGACCAATGCGGTGCGCCGTGCGCTAACTGCCTTTTGTTCACATATGCGGCTGGAACCACAAATAAACTAGCGACCTATACTAGTTCGTCTGGTTCCACGCCAAACACAAACCCCATTGTCCTAGATTCGAATGGGCAGGCAGATGTGTATATGACGAACACAAGCCTGTATAAATTCGTCTTGAGCGCAGCCGGAGATACGGACCCGCCTTCCAATGCATATTGGACTGAGGATAATTTATACGGAGTGCAGTCTGTCTATAGCGGCTATTCATTCCCTTCTGCTGGAATACCAAATTCGAACGGAACATCTTATGCTTCTTCCTATGGTGTTACTGGTTCTGGAAACGTAGTTCTGTCCAATGCTCCTACTATCGTTGGGGCTAATATGGGGGTTGCTTCATTCGCATCAACTCAGACGCGTGGGGAATCTGATGGACTTCTCGCTACCGATCAATTCGCCACACAGATTGGTGTGGGAACAACTAACGCTGCGTGGACTTTGCAGGCATCAAGAGCGGTATCAACTGTCTATACAAACCCTGGAAATGGGCCTCTTTTTGTAACTGCCGGTATTTCATTCTTTGCCGCTGGGGATACTGCGACATGGACTGTGAATGGATCGGTGATTTCAAAATTGGCGGCAACTGGCGCAACAGCAGGACAACAATTTATGATGGTGATTGTTCCTCTAAGCGGAACATATGAATTGACTTTAACAGGTTCAGCGGCCTTGATTGCAAGCTCGAGGAGAGAATATTAGGGATATATCATGAAGACGATACTGGTTTTACTGCTAGCGTTCTCCGGTTGTGCCTCTGCCACAGAGATAAAAATTGACCTAGATGTCACACAAGGAATTCCTGCTCCAGTAGGAAATTGGTATCAAAAAGATATGCCGTATCATCTTCATATGACATCCTTGTCTGCGGCCATTGGGATTTACACTGACCGAAGTTTGGATGGATGGCAGTATGGGGGAGGCCTTGGAAATCTTGGCCGATTCACTTCTGATGCCATGATTCATGATGTGGACAACTGTTTGACAAACTGCGGCCCTATATCGCACATGCAGGGGCAAGGAACAGAGCCTTTCATGTTCTTAGGAGCGAGAAAGAATTGGAAAGATTGGTACGCAGAGGCAGACATTTATGCCTATCGACCAAATTATGAAAACACAAATTTTGATTGGTATGGCGGGACTAACTATTCTGTTGGTCCGATTGTTTCCCATGTCGATCACCAAGTGGTCAATACAATTGGTTTGGGATTGCAAATTGGCTATGATTTTAATCAATCAACAAGCTTAAAATTAAAATTGATTCCTACGAAATCAACCAATTCACAGACTGATTCCGCTTCACCAACTGGACAAGCGTATTACCGCCCTATTTATTCAAGTTCGTTAGGATTTGCACCATCAATCGGCATTGAATATTCTTTCTAAGAGAAAAGCATGAAAAAGTTTATTTTAGTAATTTTCCTGACACTAAGGATAGCGTTTGACGCATATGCCGCAGGAACATGTCCTGCACCAGTAGGTACTGGTGGGACTCAAATTCTTCTCCCTGCATCTGGCGATATTGTCGTAGCCAATGGCACGCAGTCGCCTAGTGGCATAGCACCAATAAACGGAGATTGCCTTATTGGGTCTGCCGGGGCCTGGACGGCTGGAAGTTGTGGCTCTCAGACGTATCCCGGGGCTGGGATCGTCGTGTCTACTGGATCGGCTTGGGGAACTTCTCTTACTGCCCCTGCCGGAACTATCGTCGGCACTACGGACACGCAAACTCTGACGAACAAAACCCTCACATCACCTACGCTGACAACTCCAGCATTGGGAACACCGGCAAGTGTTGTTTTGACGAATGCTACCGGATTGCCGCTTTCAACTGGAGTTACTGGAAATTTGGCAGTTGGAAATCTTAATAGCGGCTCATCGGCTTCTTCGTCTACCTTTTGGCGTGGCGATGGCACATGGTCAACACCATCAGGTTCTGGTTCCGTAAGTACCGTATCTGTCGTTTCAGCAAATGGCATGGCTGGCACTGTCGCAAATGCCACAACAACACCAGCAATCACGCTCTCTACTACTGTTACATCGCCCTGTCTGCAAGGTAACGGCACGGCGTTATCTGGATGTACGGTAACTGGCAGTGGAGGAACAATGGTCGAAGCCACTTCGCCTACCTTGGTTACTCCAACACTTGGAACGCCAAATTCAGTAATCCTGACGAATGCTACCGGATTGCCGCTTTCAACTGGAGTAACGGGTAATTTGCCAGTAGGAAATTTGAATAGTGGAACCAGTGCATCATCGTCTACCTTTTGGCGTGGCGATGGCACATGGTCAACACCATCAGGAGGTGGTTCAAGCGAAGTAAATGGGTATATAAATGGATTTACTTTATCCAATGATGGAACAAGCCCTAATACTGTTGTTGATATAGCTGCAGGGTATGCATCAGATAGTTCGAATGCCGTGATGATCACTGGTACTGCTTTCACAAAAACTACGGGCGGAGCCTGGTCTTCTGGTTCTGGAAATTCTGGGATGGGGTCCGGTTTAACAATCACTGCAAATACTTGGTATCACGTATTTGCAATTATTAATGCTGGCTCATTTGATGTTTATTTCGACACTTCTGCTACTGCGGCAAATGCCCCAGCAAGTACAACTGCGCATAGGTATATAGGAGACATTAGAACAGCATCGGGAACCACTGTTATCCGTACATTTTCACAGAACGGGAATCAGATTGTTTGGGGAAGTCCTATGCAGGATGGAAACAATGCTGTCGGAACAACAGAGACTACGTTAACTTTGTCAACTCCACCAGGTTTTATTACGTATCCTACTTTCTACGGATACTATCAAAATACAACGGCACAAAGCGAAGCACAATTATTTCCCGGAACCTCTACGAGTTCTATGCTTTTAATATTTAATACAGTAACAACACCAGTAATAGGGGATGGAATTGGTTATTCATATTTCAGCAATCCGCAGGGGTTATATACAAATACATCTAGTCAAATATCTTATACAACTGGAACGAACAGCGTTTCTACGAGTGCGCTAAACATATTTACAACTGGATATATCAACCCTCACCTTGCCCCTAACTTCTAAGGAAAAAACATGGCAATGAGCGATGAATTCAAGAATTTTCTTGATTGGGGCGCAGTTGGGACAAGCATCGGCGCTTTGGCCAATGAGTTCATCAGCTTTTTGCCACATGCAATTACGTTCATTTCCTCTGTTTTGGCGATGCTTTGGATATTTTTGCGTGTAATGGGTGAGTTGAGGAAGCAGGGATACATTCGTGAGCGCGCAAGGAAACATACGCGCAAGGAGGATATCGATGATGATATCTAACTTTGACGATGCCTTTGCGCAGATATGCGATATCGAGCGAGGATATGTCGATAATCCCGATGATCCAGGTGGCGCTACCATGTACGGAATTACACAAGCCGTAGCACAAGCCAATGGGTACATGGGGGCTATGCAAGACCTTCCTTTATCTA